GACCGTGGGCTCAGAAGTTCCGATTTCTTCATGCCCTCCCAGTTGCCACCGAGCGGATTCATCCACGCATAGATCCACATGAAGCGGCGGGTCGGCACCGCGCAATGCACGACGCACGGCAGCCGCTCGCCGCCGATGACCTTGCCGCTGGCATCACGACGCGGCAGCAGTTCGGGATCGGCCTCGATCTCCTTCATGGTCACGGCTTTGTCCATGAACCAGCGCACGGTCTCCGTGTAGCCATCGCGGAAGGTGTAGGTGACGAACTGCACCGCCACCATCAGCCGGCCAATCAACTCGCGCGGGAACCACATGTCAGGGTCGGCCTCCTTCGCTGCCAGTAGCTCCCGCCACTTCGGCATCATTTCGTGCGTGTATTCAGCCGAGGTCAGCAAACGGTTCTCCACGGCCTCCAGCACATTCACCGGCACGCACTCATCTCCCCAGGACGTGCATGGGCGCGGCCCTTCCAGCTTTCCGATGTCCTGAGCCCATGTCTTGAATCGGCACACCGCCCCGCTCGTGATCGCGCACTCGTTGTTCGTGAAGCCCCCAGCGGCATCATAGCCCATTTTTTGATTTGCTCTTTTTTGCAAGCGGCCCGTTTCCGTCTTGTATTCGTTGGGTTGCCAGAATCGCAGCGCCCCCTCCACGACCTCCGCCGATTTGTCGTCATCGATGCTGAACGTCCAGAAGGTGCGCTGGTGCTCCGGCATGTCCGGTGTCACCTGCTCCATCGCCAGCGTGTAGAATCTTGCCAGCGATTGCGTCTTGCCCGAGCCATTCGAGCCCCCGATGCCCATTGTCACCGGCACGCCCGGATTCGCCACCCGCAGGCGACAAGTCTCCCAAAGGATGCCATCCCATGAGCGGAAGAACCAGCCATGATTGAACGGATCTTCCGCCGCCTCCTGAATCCTCGCTGCCCGTGCCGCCACCGCCGCCACCGCATCCTCCTCCCCCAGCGCCATCAGCTCCTCCACCGTCAACGGCGGCAGCATCCCATGCGGCCGCTGCTCCGCTTGGAGCATCTCAAAAGCAAGGCGTGTTTCGTCGGTGATCATTCTGGAAATTCGGTTAGTCCAACTTAGGTTGGTTGAATTGACTGTTAAAACGGAATGTCATCTCCCTCCGGCGTGGCATCACCAAACACCTCGCCCATGGTCTCGCGTCCGGTGGCGGTGCCGACTCCGGGACGTGGCGCGGGGGCGGCTTCACGCGCACCACCACCCGCCGCGCCGCGTGTCTCCCCGGCAAACTCCCAGTGCTCGACAATGTTCAGCGTCTTGCTGCGGCTCTTCTGCGTGGCCTTGTCGATCCACTGCTCTTGTGCCTGCCGGCCATGCACGAGGATGGGCCGCCCTTTGATGAAGTGCTTGCCGATGCTCTCACCCGACTTGCCCCAGCAGCGGCATTCGTGAAAGGTCACGTCCTCCTTCACCTGCCCGCTTTCGTCCAGCCAGCGGCGATTCGTCGCCAGCGAGAATTCACAGACCGCCGTGCCCTTCGGGGTGAATTTTACCTCCGGGTCACGGGTAAGGTTGCCTTTGAGTATGATCATGTTCATGTCGTTGTGTGTGGTGTTTGTGGGTTTGGTTAGTCGTCGGTGAAAACTTCATCCAGCTCGCGCATGGCACGGCCTGCGCCTGTGCTAGCAGACTTGGCCTGCGGTCCTGCTTTTCGACTGCTGCTGCCGGTCCAGGTGCCGATCTGGTGGTCTCGCGGATCTTGGCTGTTGAGCTTCGGCATCCGGCTGCTAAAGCGGGTGAATTCGGATTCGTAGCGCACATGCACTTCAGGCGTCGGGCCTCGGCGGTTTTTGCGGATGAAGAGAATGGCGTCCTCTTCGTAGTCCTGCCGTGCCCAGCCATCGTCTTCCGTGTAGCGGCTGCCATCGCTCCACTGGTCGGCATTGCGGCTGCGCCTCGGCAGCACGAGATCCTTCCATGCCTGCTTGGCGTCGTCGCTCAGCTTGACCCATGGCACATAGTAGGGGGGGCGATGGATGAAGATGACATGATCAGCATACCACTCGATGGCCGCTGAGCCCGCGAGATCGGCGAGCACTGGAGGCTTGCCATGCTCGCGGTCCTTGCCGCGATCCATCTGCACCATCAGGAAGATGGCCAGCTTGTATTCCTTCTTGAGAAATTGCAGCGTCTCCATCGTCTCCACGAGCCTCATGCGCTCATCACCGTTATGCTTGGGGTTGCTGCTTTTGATCAGGTGCAAATGATCGACCATCAGCCAGCGGATGCCCTGCGTGCGCTTCAGGTGCTGCACCTGGGCACGCAAGTCTGCCGTCGTGATGGCCGAACTGGCGCAGACCATGAGCGGTGTGCGGGCGAGTTTGGCATACTGCGTTTTGATGGCATCCTTGTCATGGGCGCTGAAGAACCCCGTTTGGATTTTGCTCGTGTCCACGCCTGCTCCGCCGAGGATGAGGCGGGTATAAAACTGGTTGCTGCTCATCTCCGCGCTGATCACCAGACCTGGCACACCTTCATCGATCGAAAGGTGGTTGCAGATACTGCCGGCCAGCGCGGTTTTCCCCATGCCGGGACGGCCTGCGATGATGACAATCTCACCCTCGGTGTCGTCAATGCCGTGCAGATTGCTGTCGAGTTCCAGCACCCCGGTGCTTACACCGAGCACCTTGCCGCGACTTGCTTGAATGCGGGTCAGATAATCCCCCCACTCCTTCACGCCTTGCATCACCGGCACCGCGCCTTCTTTGGCCTCACCCATGGTGCGCGCCTTTTCGACCAGAGAAAAGATGTGGCTTTCGACCTGCCCCACCAACTCCACGACACGGCCCGCATCCTCGCCCTCAGTGCCCCATTTCTGGGCAGAGTCCACACCTTGAGCGCAAACACGGATCACCTCCCGCCGCATGTGAGTCTCCTGCACGACTCGCAGGTAGTGCTCGAAGTTCGCCGCGCTCGGCACAAAGGTGAACAACTCTGTCACAGCAGCCGGGCCGCCCACGAGGTCGAGCTTTTCAGACTTGCGCAGATCATCGGTGACCAGCACCGGGTCCAAGGGTTCGCTGGCAAGGTAGCGCTTCAGCAAGTTTTCCCAGACGATGCGATAACATTCGTTGTGAAAACTCGCTGGGAACAGCACACCCTGAGCCAATGGCATCCGGGATGGGTCATTCATCACCGATGAAAGCACCGCGGCTTCAGCCTCCGCAGAGAACGGCAGCGCACGGTTGATCGAGCTAAGCAGCTCCTCAGCCGACAGTTCACGAGGCGGGAAAGGATTCATGCCGCCCCCCCTTCCTGCTGAGCCAAGTATTTGCGCACCTGAGCGTGATCGCTCGGCGGCATCATCTCCCAGGCTGCATAGCTTTCCCGCCAATCATCCCCCCACAGCACCAACATGGCCGCCTCCCATCCCTCCGGCGGTCCTGACACGCCCGAATCTGCGGGCACCAGCGAGAAGCCTGCGGCGTCCCCTTCTTTTTTCAGGTTCGTTTCCAGACTGCCCCAGTGCTTTGCGAGGGCAGACGGCGAGCATGTCACGTTCGGCCACTTCTGGCGATAGGCGTCCGCTCTCCGCTGCATGTCCTTGGCTGTCACCTCGGGCATGACGGTCCTGATGTCCCGCAGGGCGGTGTTAATCTCGCCACGCATCCCCTTGGTCACCGTTTGCAGCGTCGCGCCGGTCATGGCCACGAGGAACTCAAAACACTCGTCCGGCCCCCTTTCTTTTTTTGCTGGGGAACCTTGGATTTGAGCAGATGGGGTTTCATCCGAAACGAGACCCAGCGCCAGATCGGCGGTCACCGGCTGGCGTGAGCCTGCCGAAGATAAATATTGGCTACTGGCTACTGGTTTACTGGAACGCGCGCGCGTTGCATTGCCTTCGCATTGCGTTGGCAATCCGTTCGCAATGCGAACGCATTGCGTTCGCAATGCGTTCGCATCCCATCTGGCAAGTGCCGAGGCCTTAGCTTTGCCAGTTTTGGCGTGAGCCTTTTGAAGCTCTTCCTCCACCCGCTTCTGAGTGTAGCCCGTGGCTGTCTCGGTGAAGAACTCGCCCGTGACCTTGAGCACGGCGCGCTGCTCCTCTTTGGTGAAAGCTGCACAGATGCGGTAAAGCTGGTCATGCTCAAGCGGCAGAGCGCGCTCCGAAGCATAGCACCAATCCATGAGCACGGTGTAAGCTCCATGCTCCATCAGAGTGAGGTGGCGTGTGTCCTTGGCGTAGTCGCCAAGGTGGCGGACATAGTAGTTCATGGATAGCAAAGGTTGGCAAGGGCATACCCGACCATGGTGCCAGCGGCAGCCAGCAGCAGGAGGTCGAGCACGATGTCGAGGGCGTTCCAGATCCGCCCGCGCCAGTTCAGCGCGCAGCGGGTGATGGGTGCGGTGTGGAAGGATTCGCGACGGTTTTTCATGGCGTTGGAAGGTTGTTGGCGAGGAGTTTGGAAAGGTGGCCTGCCGCCTCGTTAATGAAGGCCTGGGGATGCACATCGCCCGAAGTGTCCCCAGGTGAGGCGGCAGTCTCTGGCGACTGAGCCGGAGAGGGTTTGGCAATGCGCTGAGCGATCTGCTCGGCGGCAAGCTGGGTGGTTTGCTTCAGCACGAGATCCACCGCTTCCTGCAAGACTTGCAGGCCGAGAGGCGCATTCTTGGCACCACTGACAAAATGCACATGCTGGTCGCTGCGACGATCAATGCGCATCACCGGCCACAGATGCCCGTGGGCACGCACCTCGCAGACCATGACGGCCAGTTCTGAAGGGAGAGTTGTTTTGAAAGGAGAGCTCATGATTAGCGGCTGGTGTTGCGTAGAAATTGGCGGCTGCAGCGCTGGCCCTTTGCCCCGGCCTCGTAAGCCTCGGCACTAATCACCTCCACAAAGGTCACCTCGCGGCATGATCCTTGATTCTCTGCCCTTCTCCTGACCGCTGAGATCGAGCCATCACGCCAGTGTTTCACGACGTCCTTGCCGTTGAAGTCGCGCCATGTGACGCGGAAATAGTAATGCCTCCCGTTCATCACGCGCCCCCCCTTCTTTTTACGATTTTTTGAGCCTCGTCACAGATCAGCCTGGTGATCTGTCCGCCTTCATCAAAGCATGGCACCGCGTCCATGTGATTGGCCAGTTTGACGATCAGCGCCTCGTAGCGCTCCAGATCCTTTGCCATTTGAATCAATGGCCGTGTCCAGGTGGAAGGGTGGAAACCTGCCACCCCAGGGCAGCCTTCCTCCATGCAATCAATGGTCGATGTGAGCCCGCATTGCGAGCAGCGTGGTTTCATAGCTGTGTGCCGTGTTGTGTTGTTGTGAGGAGCCGCCCGCGCCCCTCTCTTTTTTGAAGTCCAATTTTCGGAACTCGGACAATGGGAACAAATTTTGCAGCGGTTGATGGATTGTAAGGACCGGACGCCCGCGCCGCCCGCGACCCCCTCCCCCCCTGCTTCGAAGCAGCCCAGCCGCCGCCGATCACCACCTGGCCGCCAGCCTCTGAGCCTGAAAACGTGTCTAGCAGAGCGCTGAACACGTTAAATACCAACGATTTACGACCAGAAAACAACAGAGCGAAAATCTGTTTGGCGGCATTTCCGGCACCTTTCGCCCCCAGATCCCGCACTTCAGCAGGCACAGCGCGCCCGCCGCCCGATTGCCCATTTTCTCCCCGGCTCACAATCCATCCGCCCGCCACCGGCAGGCAGGAAAGAGACAATGCGCAGATAAAACGCTCCACAGAAACGCCAGCACCACCGGAGGGGGAAGCAGATCTCATAAGCCTGAAACCTCCCCACAAAAAAAAGAAGAAGGGCGGCGAAGGCGCATAGCCAGGCGCTCGGGCACCTGGGCAGCGTCAGAGGGGTGCACGCGCACCCGGTAAGCGTATTTAACCACCGGCAGCACCGGCAGCCCGTCCACGCAGATCTGGCGCGTCCACCCATAAACAGTCGGTGCGGAGAAGCCATGCATCGCCGCCACCTCGTCAATCGTCAGCATCGGCACCACCCCAGGCGGCCGACCCCTCCGCGTCGTGCGCGGCTCTGTCAGCGTCTCAGAATCTCGGCGATGGGTCTTCATAGAAAAAGAAAAGGGCGAGCCGCTCACGCCGCCAGCGCAGCCTCACGGCTCACGCCCTCCGTCGCAGAGTCCACCGGAGCCGCCGCCGCAGAAATCGCCGCCTGGCGCTTCTCACGATCCGCGACAAGCCGCTTCTCCCACTTCAGCGCCACCGCCGCCACATCGGCGGAGGGATTCAGCCGCCGAGTCTGCTGGCAGGTAGCCAGCAGCACGTCAAGAACAGTCAATTCAGGGTCAGTCATACAGAGCAAATTGAAATCAGGCCAGAATTGCATAGGTTAACCCATCGCGCAAGCTAGACTTGTAAACAAATTTATCTTGAAATAATACTTGCGCCGCAAGAATTAGCGCTTAGACTCTCCCCGCCGCTATCACCGGCCCAAACATCAACACCGAATCCAAATCATGAGCACCGCCCTCACCATCCGCCCGCAGTCCGCCAAACGCACCGACCGCAAAACCCGCAAAGAAGCCACCCCAGAGCAAAAGGAAGCCGCCGCAGTCCGCCGCGCCGGCATCAAGCAGCTCTGCGCCATCGTCAAAGCCCTGCCCGTAGAAAAGCGCGTCCTCCTCGCCGCCGCCTACGGCATCCGCAGCGCTGAAGGCCGCGAGCTATCGCCCTTCAATCAATGCCTTCTCGTGCATCAAAACTCCTCCGTTTCCATCGTCGGCGGTTTCCAGCAGTGGAAGAAACTCGGCCGCAGCGTCAAGAAAGGCGAACGCTCCCTGGCCATCTGGGTCCCCTGCGGAGCGCAGGCCGAAAGCGCCAGCGATGCCGGAGCCAATCCCGACACCGACAACGACCGCTTTTTCATCCTCGGCTCCGTCTTCGACATCACCCAGACCGAGACCGACGACGAAAAAGCCGCTCGCCTTGCAGGCGAAACCCTCGCCTTGCCAGCTCCCGCGCTCGCCCTGCCCTATCGCGCCGACGCCTTCGACATCGAAGCCGAGCCCATCACCGACGAGCCCCAGCCCGACACCGACACCGCCGCCAGCATTCAAGCCGAATTTACCCTTTGTGACTAAATGAAACACGGGGGCCGCGCATCCCACACGCGGGCAAACTTTCCACCTCTTCCATTTATGAAAAAAATGCTCTCAAAATACGCCGGAACCTGCGCCGCTTGCTCCCGCCCCATCGCCAAAGGTGATCTAATTGCATGGAGCCGCGCTAGTGGTGCGCAGCATCCAAAATGCGCCGGGATTTTTATCCCGCAAAGCCCGCAGGACGTGCGCGCCCCGTGCTGGATCTGCGGAGATCCAAGCGGCAAATTCCGCCCACATGGAGCCGCTACGCCGGTTCATTGCGACAAATGCCACGCCGCGCGCCCGCCGGTCAATGGTAGCCGCTGGACTCCAGATTTCAGTGATACCGCTTATGAGGACCAATGCGCCGCCGCCTGCGGAGTCGGCCTTTAATCCCTCCCGCCCTTCCACCTCCTACCCCTTCCCTATCATGAGCGCCCAATTTCTCCGCCATAAAGTCTCCGGCATCAAATACCTCCGCCTCGCCAGCGGCTCCATGATCCCCGTCGCCGATCTCCCGCGCCTCGCCGGCAATGATGCCGACCTCCGCGCCGTATCGGTCAAGTGCGAAACCTGCGAGACTTGGCACCCCTGCCACGCCATGCACCCGCACGCTACCGGCCTAGAGTGCTCAGCCTGCCGCGCCACCGCCTGCGCCAGTGCCAGCCCCGAAAGCCAGCACGCCGCAGCCATGCGCAAGGCCGCCGCCCTCCTCCGCCTCGCCCAGTCAGACAACCCGCATGAAGCCGCCCTGGCCGCCTCACGCGCTCAAGAAATCATCGACCGCTACAAGCTGAACCTTGCCGCCCTCGACACCGCCCCCAGCGAGGAACCCGCCGAAGAAATCCGCAACTTTGCAGATGATCCCCTCGACACCGGCGGCATGTGGAAAGCCCTCCTCGCCCAGGCTGTCGCCAATGTGAACCAGTGCAAAATTTACACCTCCGGCGGTGCCGTTCACATCATCGGCCGTCCGTCCGATGTCGCCATGGTCCGCCCCTTCCACGCCTACCTCGCCGGCGAGATCGAGCGCATCGCCTCCCGCCATTGCAAAGGCAACTCCCGCACCTATTGGAATAACTTCCGCCTCGGAGCCGTGGAAACCATCAAGCAGCGACTCAACGCCAGCCTGGCCGCCACCGTGGAAACCGTGAAGGCCGAAGCCCTCGCCGCCGGCAATGAAAGCGCCCTCGCCATCGTCACCAACTCGCTCGCCCTCATCGAAAAGCGCAAGCAAGAGGTCGCCGACTGGACCCGCGCCAACATAAACCTCCGCAACCGCACCGCCCGCAGCAGCTTCAACAATGCCGGTCATGCAGCAGGCCGCGCCGCCGGTCAAACCGTCAACCTCAACCGCAGCGCCGGAGCCCTCAACAGCACCCGCCGCGCCATCGCCTAGCCATGCACTCCCCAGAAATCACCGCCAACTTCCTCCACCGCCTCGCCGTCCTCCTGGATGGCGAGGCTGTCACCCGTCCCGGCTGCGCTGACGACCGCCTGCCCGTCATCCGCCTGCATTCTCCCCGCGTCCTGCTTTCCATCTCAAATTCATGGGATGCCCGCCCGAAGTGGCGCGCCTCCGTCATGGACTGGGAAGGAAAGCATATCCACGCCAGCCCCAGCGCCAATTTTACCAGCTCGCGCCCCGTCGAAGAAATCGCCGCCGATCTCCGCCGCCGCGTCTTAGATCCCGCCCGCGCTAAACTCATCCAGCACGCCACCAGCGCCGCCGCCGCCACTCAAAAGCACCAGCAAGCCGCCCATCGGCTCGCCGAGCTGGAAGCCATCCTCGGTCCCACAAAGCCCTATCACAACGGATACGCCAACCTCCCCGGCCTCCGCATCCCACACGAGCACCACCTACAGGACCGTGACGGCCCCTGGCCATCCTTCCAAGCAGAAATCACCCTTCACAGCTTCGACGCACTCAAAATGATTGCCGCCATCATCGCCGAAGATCACCGCCTCAACAATCACTCCCGTCAATGCAGTCAATAGCGTCACCAAACAAGAGCGCCCGGCGGGCTATCACCTCCGCCGGGCCATGCACCGAATCCAATCAGCCCATGAGCAAGCCAAAGCCCACCACCGCCACCCATACCCAGCTTACCGCCGCAGGCAAGCCCCGCCAGCGCGCCCCCGGAGCCGGAGCCCCCAGCAAAGGCCGCCGCCATCACCTCTCTCGAGTCGATGCCCAGACCCTCGAAAACTTCCACACCCTCGCCGCCTGGTGGCATTGCACCCTCGCCGATGCCATCGCCCGCGCTGCCTCCCAGGCCATAACCCTGCTCCCCCAAATTTCGCCCCCGCAGTAAACCCTCCCCGCCAAAAACCGCACCGCCATGAACCCACCACCCTACACACCCCAGCAAGTCATTCACAACCTTGAAAACATGCTTCACCAGCTCCGGCACTTCCCCGCCACCCTTGAAGACGGACCAGGCTGGTGCCGTCACCAATGCGAAAGCATTTTGAAACGCGGCATTGAAGGTGACAACCATCACCCCAAACCCACCCTCCCGCAGTAAACCCTCCCCGCCAAAATCCACGAAAGCCGCCGGACACCCCCGGCGGCTTTTTCATACCCCCATCACACCACCAAAAGCCCCGCCAATCAAAATTAAATTGCATTCAAGAAAATTTTAACTTATTCATCACCCACCCATGAGCTACCTCGCCGTCAAAGTCACCGAATACCTCCAACGCAGCCCCGTCACCGCCCGGCAGCTCGAAGACAATGCCGGCCTCCCGCGCATGACCATCGGCACCATCGTCAAGGACGGCCACCCGCGCCCGGACCGCTTCGGCCAGCTCCTGAAAGCCGTCGATGACCAGACCGCCCGCGACTGGCTCGAAGCCTACCTCCTAGACGACTGTCCCGAAGCCTGGCTCCCCCGCGTCAAAATCCTCATCGAAGGCCTCCACCACATTCAAACCGCCGAAGGCCTTGCCGAGCCCACCGCCACCTATGCAGCACCCATTGATCCCATCGCCGCCACCCAGCGCGCCCTCCACCGCCTTCAGACCGCCATGGCGCGAGACACCGAACTCAGCACCTGGTTCATCCAAACCATCGCCCTCATCCTCGGCCCCGGTGACGACTCTTAACGTCCCGGATCCGCCGACGGAAGGGGGGGCGAGCCGCTCCGACGAAGCTGCCAAACCAACGCAATCGAAAATCATGAATGCTACAGAACGCCCCACCGAGTTAGCTGCCGTGCCATTGTTCGCCTTAACGTTTCGTCAGCTTTATGCAATCGCCAACAATGTGACTGACCGGCTTAATTTGTTGAGGCTGGCTAAGTGTCACCACATCGAAGCTCAAGAGTTTGAAGAGGCAATGAAGTATCGAGAACTTGAGCGCCAACTCCAAGGGGAAGTAGATGCGGCAGTGAAATCGGTTGGCGCTGATTTATTGGCGAACGCCTAGCTATCGCACCGGCCTTAGCCGGCTGCGATCAGCGTATGGTTCCCCTGACGATATCCGCTAGCATGAAATATATTGATTTGTGTTTGACAGTATTCAAATAGCGAGTAGGCTCACATCGTCCAAGGAACTCAAACCAAACACCAATATGACCACCACAATCTACAAACTGGCTCAACACGGCGACCGCATGGTCGATGCCTCACACAACCAAGGCGGATACACCCGCGTCGCTCTGCAATGGGAGCACCTGAACGACGACGGAACAATCAACGATGCTGGCACCGCCCTCATCGAAGAGAAGGTCAAAGAGGACACCGGCGCGGATGAAATCGAATGGAGCAAATAGTATGACGCCCACCGAACTCACCAACCATCTTGAACAGCGTCTCGCTTCTGGCGAGACGCTGCCAGAGGCGACGATCCTCACTCTCTACGCCGACCCTGAAGCCGATATGACCAACGTCATAGCTCGGTGGATGTCTGAGCGCGGAGTTGCAGTGTATGGGGCAAGCTTCAATTACGACCTATATGCGGCCTGGCTTGATCGCGAAAAACGCGAAGACACCGGACAGGCCCGCGCCGACTTCCTCGTCAGAACTGAAACTTACTGGGGGATTCAGTTTGGCAAAAAATCATTTGGCGAAGCCGTGGTCGTGCAGCCGCCTCTGCATCGGGCCACGCATCGCTGGCTAAACCATGAATGGATCAGCACCGTCAATGCGAACTAAAATCAATCGCCCTAAACGCGGCGGCGCTCGTGAGAATGCCGGACGTAAGCCGCTCGATGAAGCGCCAAAAGCGCGAGGCATCCGCTGCACGGATGCAGGCTGGGAGTGGCTGCAATCGCTGGCGTCCGGCAAAGGACACACCAGCGTCGGCAAGTGGGCAGACGCGGCAGGCCGCAAAGCCCCGAAGAGGAAGGGGAACGCAAAAGAGATGACACCCCCACTGACGGGCGGCGTCGAAACGGGAAAAGAATCATGAAATCAGATACGGCATCAACGACACACAGCGTAGTGGGGGTTGATCATCCTCGCCTTGTTCGGCCTTACGTGGACAGCGAAGACCTCACAGGTCGCGTGATGTGCTACCACTGCTGGCATAGCTTCCCCGCTCCACCAGAAGCAACTCACCGCTATGATGATGTGGAGTGTCCAAACTGCGAAGAGGTGGAGGATCGGGAGCACTACAAATGTTCCGAAAACGATCCGCTGAGGCACTCGCTAGGATGGCCTTACGATGACCCCACCATCCCATATGATTGTTGAGCCGAACATGAATTATACCGCACCCCTTTCCAGATAATCACCCCCAAACCAGAAACCACATCGCCATGACACTCCCCGAAATGCTTGAACAAGTCCGCATCGTTTGCCGAATGCGCCGACTCTCCCGGCACACCGAGGAGTGTTACAGCGGCTGGATCTCACGCTTTGCCGCGCATATCCGCACCTGCCCACAGCTTAGCCGTGACGAGCGCGTGCGCAGCTACCTCGAAAAGCTCGCCCCGCGCACCTCCGCCAGCACCCAGAACCAAGCCCTGAACGCCATCGTCTTTCTGTATCGTGATGTCCTAAAGGAACCCCTGGGCGACCTCGGCAAATGGGCACGAGCCAAACGCCCCGCCCGACTCCCCACCTGGCTATCCCCGCAGGAAATGCAGCGCCTCCTGGATCAGATGCCACCCAGCACCCGGCTCATGGCAGAGCTAGCCTACGGCTCCGGCCTCCGCATCGCCGAGCTGCTGGCCCTCCGCATCAAAGACATCGACCTTGATGCTCACCTCGTCACCGTCAGAGGCGGCAAGGGCGATAAAGACCGCATTACCGTCCTGCCGCGCAGCCTCGTCCATCGTCTCCATGCCCATCTCGGCCGTCTCCGCGTCCTTTATGATGGCGACCGCGCCGCCAGCGCCCCGCCCATCTACCTCCCCGATGGCCTCGAGCGCAAGTATCCCAATGCCGGCCGCGAATGGCCATGGTTCTGGCTCTGGCCCGCCGCCAGCCACAGCACCGACCCACGCACCGGCATCCACCGCCGCCATCACGTCCATGAAGACACTTTGGGCAAAGCCCTCAAGCTCGCCAGCCGCAAAGCCGGACTGCATAAGCGCGTCACCGCCCACACCCTCCGGCACAGCTTCGCCACCAATCTCCTCGCCAGCGGGGCCAGCATCACCCAGGTGCAGGAATTGCTTGGCCACAACAGCGTTGAAACCACCCAGGTCTATCTTCACTGCATACCCCAGTTCGCCGCCACCATCACCAGCCCGCTCGATGCCCTACCCCCGGCCCCGAACATCCTCCCCTTCCCACAAACCCACCCCCAGCTCGCCCGCATCGCATGAGCACCACCATCACCACACCTCTCGGCCTCGAAGTCCCCGCACCACCCGCCCAGGAATGGCGCGAGCACACCACCGAGCGCTGGCGTGAGCGCGATCCCGAAAGCCACGCCTTCGCCCTCCATCTCGTCCGCTCCCTCGGCCTCACCAACAAGACCAAACTCACCGAACTCATCAGCGCCCACCGCAGCGCTCGCGGCCTCGATGGCATCAGCCGCAACAGCATCATCGCGCTCTTTCACGACACCACCGAATTCAAGCCCGGCGAGATCGATGAAATCATCCGCCGCCGCTCCAGCCTCCTCACCGCCGACGCCCTCGACAAGATCGAAGAGCTCCTCGACAAAGCCAAAGCCGCCAAAGACCTCGGAGCCGCCGCCATGGCCCTCACCGCCATCTACAACGTTAAACAAATCTCCTCCGGCGGCGCCACCCGCATCTCCGGCAGCACCACCGATGGCGTCAAAGCCCGCACCTTTGACGACTTCCTCGCCAAAGCCCGCGCCAAACTCAACAGCGCCACGCCCGAGCTACCCCCCACCCGACCCGCCATCGAGATCGAAATCATCCCCCAGACCATGGCAGAAACAGTCGTCGAATAACAGAAAGCGCCATAACCCATGAAATCCGCACCCCTGCCCACCGGCCAGTCACAGCTCAAAGTGACCGCCACACTACGTCATCGGCACAAGGTCAACGATACCGTCAGCGTTATC